GCGGCGCGTACCTGAGCCGCGCGTACCTGAGCCGCGCGAACCTGAGCGGCGCGTACCTGAGCCGCGCGAACCTGAGCCGCGCGAACCTGAGCCGCGCGGACCTGAGCGGCGCGGACCTGAGCGGCGCGGACCTGAGCGGCGCGAACCTGAGCGGCGCGTACCTGAGCCGCGCGAACCTGAGCGGCGCGGACCTGAGCCGCGCGAACCTGAGCGGCGCGTACCTGAGCCGCGCGAACCTGAGCGGCGCGGAAAATATCTCAAACGAATTCTGCACGCCGTTGATGATGCTGCTCGATCAGCCTGGGAAAATCCGCGCCTATAAGCTCGTAACGGCCGAAGGCACCGGCCCGCACTATCCGAGCGTCAAATACGACATCGGCGCACTGATCGAAGTGGCAAAAGCTGATAGTGATCCGGCTCGCGATTGCGCGCCTGGGGTGAATGTCGGCACGCTCGATTGGTGCTTGCGGGAATGGAAGGAAGGCTATCGCATTCTGATTGTGGAGTTTGAGGCAGCGGACATTGCCTGCATTCCTAACGGTTCGGACGGAAAATTCAGGCTACATCGTTGCACCGTGATTGAGGAAAAGAAACTCGATTACGAGGCGCTTGGGTTGGTCAAGAAGCAAGAGAAGATCGCGGCCTGACACCCATGACAGAACAGCACCAACGTCGCTTGGAAGTTTTGGAAGCTGAGCAAGAAGCTCTCTGCGCCAAGCTCACTCTTGTTCGGGAAGAAATGCGATCAATTCATGTGGCGTTATGCCGAGTGAAGGTGGGCGATGTTGTGAGAAGCAAGCGCGACCAAGCGGAATATCAAGTGATCGAGATCAGCAATCCTAAATGGGGATGGGCGGTCGGCGTGCCGAAGCGGAAAGATGGCACTTGGGGTACGGCTCGCCGCAATCTGTACGACAATTTTGAACCAATCAACCCATGAACAGAAAGTAGCAACCATGAATCCCGTGCGAACGTCGGGGAGATTAGCGGGCGGTGGAAATAATACGCCCGCGAAATCGCTGATCCGGCTAGTAGGCTCGCGCCGGGCGGACGGCGATGACGGGTTGTGGGTGACCCAAAGAGCGCGGAACCCTCACTGATTTACAGATGGGAATGATGGAGCAATGAGAGCGGTCCTGAAAATCGACGCCAACCAGCTTTCCAAAATGGACTTGGACATCACCCTGCGGATGACCGTCGAAGAATGGCGCGGCCTTATGCGTCAAATGCCGAATACATGGCCGTCCTGGCGCATAGGCCAAATGATTTCGACTGCTTTAGGTCACGTCACGAGAGCCACAGAAGCCACTTTTACCGAGCCAAAGGATGAAGCCGATGAGCACAACTGACGCAGAGTGTGTGGCATGAAGGCAATTTCGCTCTGGCAACCGTGGGCGTCAGCGTGGTGCTCGCCACTCAAAATACATGAGACGCGCCACTGGCCCATCAATCATCGCGGCTGGCTCGCCGTACACGCTACGAAGAAGATCGTTCACGCCTGCGGGGCGGAATTGGACGACATTATTTGCGATGAATTTGGTCCGCACTGGCGCATGGAATTGCCGCGCGGAGCAATCATCGGGGCCGTTAACATCGTCAACTGTGAACGTACAGAGGACGTTTACGATCCGCAAAGCGTATCCGAACGTGACGACAACTGGCTTTGCGGCGACTTCTCGCCAGGGCGATTTGCTTGGGAACGCCGTGAGTTCAGGATTTTTCAAAACCCCGTTCCCTATCGAGGCGCGCAAGGCATCTTTTTCGTGCCAGATGATTTGTTTCCAAAAGCGGAGGCAGCATGAACGCTCCTGCCACTCAGACGCAAACGGCAGCACCATGAGCAAGATCGTCACGACCAAGCTAGGGCGCTTCCGTGCCGTTACGGATGGCACAAAGAAATGGTGGCTGTGGGAATGCCCGGACTGCAAGACGTGGGGCAATCTCAGCGTCGATCAGATGGAAGGGCGCGTGAGCGTCCATTGCACAGCGCCGAAACAGTATCACTATCCAACCAGTGTGCATCCCTGCGGCTATCACCAGACTCACGAGTTCGCAAAAGAGCTTGCCGTCACCATTCAGGCTCGAATGGTCATGGGTGAGGAACCTTGGGAGGAAGACCGCGACGAGCCAAAGCCGAGGCTTTTTACTCAGAATGAAAGCGGGGAGTTTATACCGCATGACTGCTGACAGCCGAAAGGGTGCGCACACGCCAGGACAGAAAGTCCACGAACAAGCTCTTGCCGCCATCGCCAAAGCCGAGGGCCGCGCATGACTCATTCAGGCGGGAAGCCGCACACCAATATCGGAGATCGCGGCCAGCGGTACGAGGTCCGCTCGGCTGGCTACCCTAAACCCGAAATGCGCACAGTCGGATGGGCCGCCACACTAGAAGGCGCATACGAAATGGCAAAGGCGTTTCGTGAGCATCCGTCATGTTTAAGGACCGAGATTTTTGATCGACAACAAAACGACCTAGTCATCACGAACTACGCGGGCGTACTCCGATGACCACACTGAGCGGGAGAGTGGCATGAGCACCGCGCAGGTCGAAAAAGCCAAAAAGACCTATCGCACCATTAGTGGGCTGCTGACCTCAATCGCCGTAATAGGCGCAACGGGCGCCGGCGCCGGCGCCGTCGCCCTATGGCAGCAAGACTTCCCGTGGTGGATGATTGGTCTAGCGTATTGCGTAATCGTTTTTGCGTGGGGAGGCTTTTTCAATCTCATAGCAACGACTCTCAAATGAGCACTCCTGCCACCCATAGCGGAAATGGTGTCGCCTAGAATGGGCGAAAACAGCAAAATCGAGTGGACCGACCATACCTTCAACGCCTGGATTGGCTGCACGAAGGTCGGGCCACCATGTGATTATTGCTATGCAGAAGGAATGGCTAAGCGTTACGGCTGGGTGACCTGGGGGCCACACGGGGAACGCAAACGAACCAGTGAGGGTTACTGGCGCCAACCCCTACGATGGGCAAAAGAAGCGCGAGTGAATGGGACGCGCCCGCGGGTGTTCTGTTGCTCGCTTGCTGACTGGCTGGATAATCATGCTCCGCAGCAATGGCGGATTGATCTTGCCGACTTGATCGAGCGCACGCCAGAGCTTGATTGGCTCTTATTGACCAAACGCATCCAGAACTATCAGCGGCTCGCGCCTTGGACCGTCGCGCCTCACAACGTCTGGCTTGGAATCACTTGCGGAGATCAGGGTGAATATGAGCGGGATTGGCCAAAACTTGCGGCTATCGGCGCTCGCGTCCGCTTCGTGAGCTATGAGCCCGCATTAGGACCGCTGCGAATTCAGTGTATGGCGCTCGTTCTGGATCGCCCCCTTGCTATGTTTCCCGATTGGATAATTTGCGGTGGGGAGAGCGGATCGAAAGCTCGCTATATGGAGCCCGGTTGGGCAGCAAGCGTGCGGGATCAGTGCAAGCTTGTCGGTGTGTCGTTCTTCATGAAGCAAATGACGAAGAAAGCGCCTATCCCTCCCGATCTGCTGGTGCGCGAGTTCCCGACTGCCACACAGTTCTCTAGAGGGCCATTATGACCGAGATCAAACAGGCTACCCGCGATTATGAGCGTTGGCTTTCCGCGCACGAAGATGAGCTGCCGCCTGAAACGCGCAAACAGGGGCGGCTATTTCTGCATGCCTTGCGGGCGCTGTGCATGGGGAAGAACGCCGATGACGCAACCATGCGCGAGATCACGCTACGCTACGCACAGGAGTTCGAAGCTCTGCGTGCAACCAATCAGTAGACAGGTGCAGAAATGTCTAGCCGCAAAATAGCTTTTGGTGCTTCCGAAACGCTTACGCTCGCCCAAATTATTGGCGAGCATCTTGGTATTCCATGGAACAATGGCAAAGCGCCCGCCGATGCCTCGCTCATAAACGCCGCGTATGCAGCCCTACAAAGTCTGGAAAGCGATCAGGTCAAGTTCGAAGATCGGAATACAGCATAGGAATGGTGGGCAGCAGATGAGTTGGGGCCAATGGGCATCCGCGGTCGAGCACCGGCGCTACATGCATCCGGTGAAGACGCGCTGTCGATGCTGGTGCGGTTGCAAAGGCCGTGCGACACATACCGGCTGCGCAAATGGTATGGCCATGACTGCGCCGCTATGCGAGTTGGCGGCTCGCCGCTGGGTCCGGTTTGGATGGGTGCGCCATCCTACATGCGTGTCGAAAGATGCAGAATGAAATTCGACGACGACACGCAACGACAGATCGAAAGGGTGGTGGCCGACATTAGAGCGGAAGCCTATAGGCGCGGGTGGAGCGATGCTCTCAAAGCTCTCCGCAAGGCCGCCTTAGAGGTCAGTTATGCGTGTCCGGTTATTGAGCTTCCCGACAAGCAAGGCTTCGCCGGATTGCCCGATCATTTGCAGCCGCGCACAGTGGCTAGGTACAACACATAGGCCATGAGCAACATAGCGATAGCGGTCGGTCTCTTGGCACTTTCGGTTGCGGTGATTTACAACACAAAGAGCATACACGATTTACGCAGTTGCCGATGCCGTCAAGAGATTGAGGAGGAGAATAATCGGCTGCGCGCGGCGCTCCAACGGATTGCTGATGAGGACAAGGGAGTTATGGGAGGGATTGCCTGGGCCGCTCTTGAGCAGACCACCACTCACATCACAACACCGAGCACCGATACCTGAAATGCGCGACATCATCACAAGGCTCACGAAGGCATCGGGCATCCGCAGTGATGGGGATGCAAAGATCATGATTGATGCAGCGGCCGAGATCGAGCGGCTTCGCGCGGCGCTGTACAGCATCATCGAACTCGATCATCACAATCATGGGCCGGAAAACAAAGCGACAAAGCTGGCCCGCGCCGCTCTTGAGCAGAGGGCACCAAAATAAGCAAAATGGAACATTATATCGGAACAAGGGCTGCGTGGTTTTTCATGGGCTTTGCTGCTTGCGGGCTCGTGCTCAGCATCATCGCGGTCATTGCAGACGCAGTTAGATGAAATGCAGCGCCGTGGACGTTACGGCGGTGACAGGCGACGAGGAGGCTGTGTGGTAACAACTTCCTCGATCGCTGCTTTCAAGAGATAGGCAGCATGATTGACGACTTCTTTCTCTATCTTGCCGCTCTCGCAAAACAGCCAGTATTCTGGATTTCCGTCGCTATAGCAGTGCATTTATGGCGCACGCGCAATGATACAACTAATGCCTAAGCAGGAGCATCCGTGACATAGATCGAGGTCGGCGGCCCGCCGTCGTCGCCGGCACCATTGCCGCTGGCGCCTTCATAGAAAATCTGCTTGTCATCGCGCGAGAACGATGGCGCCCCGCTGTATCTGGTCTCAACCGTCACAGGTGATAGCGTCTTCTTGACCAGATCATAGACCAGCAATTTTCCTGCATTGTTTGAGAACACGACGCGCTTGCTGTCATGAGAGAAGGTTGCATCCGTGCCGTTCGGCAACACGCTTCTCTTTCTGTTGTTGAGATCGAGCAGAACAAGCTTCCAAATGTCGCCGTCAATGCGTTGCTGATAAATAACCATTGAGCTATCGGGCGAGACGCAAGGTTGCCTGCAATCATCTTGCGGATGCGTCAACTCATCAATGTCGGACATGAGCTGTTCGACCAGCGAGGCTTTGATAATCTGCCCCGGTCCCTCGCCGCCGATATGCCGCTCGGCCACATAGAAATCATTCCCCCATGACGGCTCCCAAGTCTGGTCATCTCCGGAATCAAATAGCCGATGCAAGGCCGCGCCATCCCAATAGGCGGCACAATCCGGTCCCCAATGATCGGTGGAGAAGATGATACCGCGCTCGTTCCAGCAGCTTCCGGGTTGGCTCACGTTGGCCTCGCCGGAGACCGGCAGCATGGTCACGGCATGCGTGGCGAGGTTATACGTAAAAACATCGGCACGCCCGCTGTTATATTTTCCCCGCCAGCGAGTCAATGAAATAGAAACGCCGTCAGGCGACGGCGCAGGGTTTTGCAGCGAGCCGCGCAGCGGAATGGAGAGTTTCATTACCTACCCCCCCCCCGGTGGGATGTTGAAACGTTGTTCCAGCGTCGTGAGTCGTGCTTCCGCCTTGTCGAGCGCGTGGCTTAGGTTTTGTGACGTAGCACTAAGTTCTCCGGTAGTCGGGCGCGTCGTCTCCAGGGCCTCAAGTTGCTTACGGACCACATCGATGAGCTTGGTATTTCCTTCCTTGTATTCATCGAACACTCTCCGTCCGATTTGTTCATTCAACAGGTCGTGGACGCTCTGGCGCAGATGAGTGATATCGTCCTCAAAGCATTTTTCCTTGATTTGGCGCGTCTCAGATTGTGAAGCGAACTGCGTCTGCATCACCTTCCAGAATGCCGTGAAAATCGCGCCAAATAAGGTTGCAAAAATGCCAACAATGGCAATGACGATGAGCCAGACACTTGTGTCCATGTCATGTCGCGCCTTGTTTTCTCACAATGCCGCCAGGTCGGCCTGCAACGTCGCGTAATCAAACCCTTCCGGCGACTTCCCGTTGACCAGTTCATCCGGCGAGACATAGGCAATCGTCTCGTCGTTGTAGGTCAGATAGAACGATGGCCGCATGGCCTGGAACCGCCCCCATGTCACGCAGACAATGTTTGAGCGTAGCGCCACGCCCGGAATGTAGTGACCCGCTTCGATCTGCGCGCCGCCAATGACTTGCCATGCTTTGTGCTTGTTGAACTGGTCGAATGCCGTGGTGGGAAACTGAATGCCGATGCCCACGGCAGCAAACAAATACATTGCGATATAGAGTTCTTGCAGATCGCCGGGATTGACTTCGAGATAGGCGCCGATCTTGTGGCGGTTGCCATCAGAATCGAGCAACCCCACGCAGCGCCGATAACTTGCGGCTTGCTGCATGTCCGCGCCAACAGTCGGACTCGGTTGCTGTCCGGTAATGGCGGTAAAGTCGCGCAGCACATCGATGGTATTGAAGCCGATCTGTTTGCCGCCAATGCGCGACCATAGCTTGTGCTCGTGCGCGCCGCCGGCAACGACGCAATCACCGTACTGATCGTTGCCGAGCATTCCCCAATTTATCGGCGGCGTGTATTCCTCATGCCCGAAGTCGGACGGGATCTTTGGGAACGCGCGGGTGCCGGCGAGATAATTACGCAGCTTGAACGTGACTGCGTTGCCGCGCGCCGGAAGCTTACCGAGACAGAGAGTAGTCATGCGATGGTGACCTGTGCGCTTGGTGTTGAGCCCGCCGCATTCTTGAGTGCCAATCCTTCCGGCGTCGGCGTCAACACCACTTTCGCGACTTCCGGCATTGCTGCGACGGCCGCAACCTTATTGGCCTTGGTTTGCGCGTACATGCCCCAGCCGATGCCAACGAGAACCAATATCGCGCCCGCAGCCGTGCCCCAGTTTGCTTCCGTAAAGATGCCGTTGCTGATTAGGAAGGTTCCGACAATTTGCAGCACCGCTCGCGCGATGCTCATGACTTGATCTTGGTTCATTTCAAATGTCCCTTGCTTTGAGGTCAGAAATGTAGCCAGTTATTGAATGGCAAAGCCACGCATCGGTCTGAGGTTGCCCAATTCCGATCATCGGCTCGCGCACATGCCGATATGGAAATGCTGCGAATGAATAGGGCAAATCCGGCACGGGATCGTTTCCCCGAAGATATTCCCGCACGGGAAAGCCAGCGACCCTCAATGAGAGCTGCGCAAATGCTGGCCGCGGCGAGCCGAACGTGACCAGTTCATCGGCGCTTTCTCCCGACGCATGCCGCAGCCCGAACACGATCGCCGCGAGTGCCGCTCCTAATGAATGTCCCGTAAAGATCGCGCGCTTGCCTTGCGGCAGATCGATGTATTGCATGAGCGCGGTCGCGCCATCAAGGAAGCCCGCATGACACCAGCCAATCAGATGATTGCTTTTCGGAACGGCGTCGAAGTCGCGCGCCCATCCCGGCGCATTCGTGGTGCCGCGGAAAGCGACTATGACCGCATCGTCGTCTTCGGCGATATTAAATGCGAGGTCGCTGCCGACCATTTTTGTAGTCGGCGGGATATAGGTCTCCCGGCAGAGGTCCGCGAGCTGCCAGTCCTTCATCGGAATGGGCATTTCATCGCTACAACAATCCGCTGCCATTCGTTCGGGCCAGCAAGTCCGCAGTCGGTCCTACTGCCGCACTCACGGCAACCGAATAACAATCTCAGAATAGAGCGGATCATATCTCGCCCTTGCTTTCCAGATAGGCAATCATGGCCGCGATGGTGTCGGGGCCGACAATAGCGTCAATATCATCGTGATAGAAACCGCGCAGCTTCAAGACACCTTGCAGCCAGATCGCCCCATGCACGACCGGCTGTGGCGGCGGCGTTGGTTGTGGACCGGGCGTCGGCTGTGGTTGCTGTGCCGCCATTGTCTCAAACCATTGCCGCCACGCGGCCGCGCCGCCATGCCCGCCTGGGCCGGCGCCCCAATCGTTGAAAACATTGCCGCCGATCCGAACTTGCGGCTGGTGCTGCCCATTCGGGTCGGATGGCAAGCCCTGGTCGGTAAAGCCCTTGATATCGTCGCTGCCAGCCATCACCGCCTCGATCGCCGCATTCATCTGCTCGACCAACGAGCCGTTATTTCGTATCTGCGAGATAAAGCTTGGCAGCTCGCCGCGGTTGATCGGGCCGTAAAACCCGCCATGCAGCATTTGATAAATGCTTTTCGCCTCGCCGCGCGAGCGCAGATAGCAAATGCGGTTAAGGCAGCTTTCAAAAGTCTGCTTCGGACTGCCTTCTGAAAGCAGCATGGCCGCAGTCTCTACCCATACCGAGTTGTCATTAAGCTCGGCCCGGAATTGCTGCTCACGGTATTGAGATATCCAGTTCATTTATGTCCCCATTTGTATGAAGGCACAAAGCGACCGATGATCGGCACCGCTCGATACGCAGACATGACAGAAACGGTCTTGGCTGGGATATACTTGCTCGGGAGAAAATTCGTTATGCGTGGGGATATATAGCCATCGGCCGTTGCTCTGTTCTACTAATTGACTACAATCTATCGGGCGACAATCCTGTCCACCACAACATTGGGAAGGATAAAAGGAATGAGCGAGTATAATGCCAATTAAAGACAAATCAGACAGAGCAAAAGCATACCGAGCGTGAAGAGAACGCAATAAGGAATACGACGCCGAACGCCATCGTGCATGGGCTAAAGCTAACAGAGAAAAAATCAATGCTCGAAAGCGTGCTTCATGGGCGGCGAATAGAGAACAAAATTTACTCAGAAACAAAGCATGGCGAGAAGCAAACAAAGAGCGCAAAGCCGCTTCCACGAAAGCATGGACCATGAGGAATAAAGAACGCGCGAGAAACAAAGAATGTGAATGGCGACAGAAATATCCAAGCAGACATTTATGGGGCATCGTCAAACGGCGTGCAAAAAAATACAATATTCCATTTGATTTAACACCAGATGATATTGTCATTCCAAATTGTTGCCCAGTCTTTGGCATACCTCTAACTAAAGTGGCCACAGGCCCGCTTTGTCAAAATACCCCTACAGTAGATCGTGTCGATATAGCCCAAGGTTATGTACGCGGAAACATTGCTGTGATTTCCTACTATGCTAATCGACTGAAAAATAATGCAACGGCAGAGCAACACCGTCGCATTGCAGACTGGATGGATACATTCGCTAATTAAACAAGGCTTCACTTTGCCGGTTCGGCCTGTTTCTTCTTAAGTTCTTCAAGCTCGGCCTTGAGCCGCGCATTCTCTTCCGATAATCGGCTGACCTGTGCCTGCGCCAGAGCATGATTGGTCAATGCCTGATTGCGCTGCGCCTCAAGAGCCGGAATAATGCGCTGCAAATCCTCTGCCGTAGGTTGTTGCTGTGCATGAGCCGAAACGGTCAGTAACAGAAGGATGAGAAGGACTCGCATTTATGTTGCTCCAATTGGCTCAATATGCGATAAACGAGTCATGGCATGCCTTGAAGAACCCATAGGACGCCGCACTAAAGCCGCTATCGTCATGGCCGGGCTGATCATGATAACCCTCTATATGTGGTGGCTGTCGCAGTGCGGGGCATGCTAGATCACAACGCTCGTGCCATCGTTGTCCCCCGCACTGCCCGGAATAGTGTTGTGGTCGATCCCGAGGAACGAGCACCGGAAACAGCGATATTGCTGTCCATAATTTCCGGCTGCATTGGCCCAAACCGGTGCCCCGCCATCGTTAGAAAGATCAGAGTGTGACAAAACGATCATTGCGCCAAAATTCATCGGATTTTCAAACGTGATGGGATCGCCTGAGAAGGTCATAACCGATAGCGCGACCGCCTCGAAAACAGAAGCAAAGCCGGGACCGAACAGATTGATCGGACCAATTTGACTGACATAGGCGCCATCGGCGGCACCGGCTACACTTGCCAGTCCAGCATTGGTGGAACCAAATCTGCAATTCCGATAGGCGACCCGTCCTCCAAACAACGAATTGAGCAGGGTACAATTTGGCGCTCCGGTGATCGTAAAGCCGTCAACGATCAGAACAGCGCCGTCCTGCGGAGCAAGTCCCTGGAAAGAGTTGGCGGCATAGATATGATAGTTTGGTGCCGTTGTCAAACTCGGTATCGATCCGCCGCGAAGCCAGATCATCCCTGCCGGTCCCAACCCTCTCAATGACAAAGGCTGCGGCAGTTGGGCGGCTACGTTGCCGGAATTTGGGATCATCTCCACAATGATGCCAGGTGCATAGGTGAAATTGCCGCTGCGGAACCAAGTGGATGGATTGGCGACAACTTCGAAATTGTCCTGCGCGAAATTCACTGCGGCTTGCAGGGTCTTGAATGGAAAGTTAACCGAGCCGGGGGAGGCAGATGCAATGTTGCCATCCGAGCCATTGACCGGATCGAAATAGACAATCTGGGTGACCGCAAGTACGCGCTGCCGGGGAGTTGTTGAATCATTTGGATAGGCGCTGTAATTACCTATCCCCGGTGGAGGCAGTGGCAGGCTCGCACCTTTGAAGCCCGCTATATTGATATTCCAGGCCGCTTGCGAGTTCACCGTTGGGGCATATGAGACCAGAGCACTTCCAGCATTGATTTGAACTCCGCCATCGGTCCAGATGTTGAAGTTCGTTCCAGAATAATTGAATGGTCCGGTCCATGCTCCGGTGTTGACGTAGGAAGGGTTGTATCCTGCTGCCGAGAAGAACGAGACAATGAGATCGCCAGCGACCGAAGGTGTCCCGCTGTTTACCGCTGAGGCCACACCGCCACCGTGGGCCAGCACATCGACGCTGGCATCGTGCGGATCGGAACTTGCCAGCACCGTGGCGTAGATCGCGCTCGCGGTCGCTCCGTTGGTAGAGTCGCCCTTGGTGATAGAGATACTGTCGGAAGCAGACAGTGCCTTGCAATTGTAGGCGTACCAGAGCGTGCTGGTTCCCCCAATGGGATTCGTATTCGGAGCAAGTTTGGTGTAGAGATTGCCCTGCGTATCGCTTACGTGAGACGATCCGCCTGCTCCAAAGTCATAAGTGCCGACAACGATCAGCGATCCTGCCGGTACGCCGCCAACAGGCACCGGAATTACCATTGATGGAACCGTGCTACCGAAAACTGTGCCTATGTTGATGGCGGGCGCGGTCATCTATGGTCCCTTGAACGAGACAACATCAATGGCGCTATTTGTTGCAGCGTTCGTGAACGAGGGATTGTAGGTGACGCTGGTTGTTGCGTTCGTTATTTTGTATCCGCAACCACCCGCCACGTAGTTGGCTGCGCTGAGACTGACCGCCGCAATGTTGGTAAATCCTGCGGACTCATTATAGGTCGGATTGGCAGCTTGATAGCCGACAAAGGTTCCGATGACCAACTCGGAAGCCTGGGCAAGCACCCCCGTCGAAATCGTGTTTGTGTTGTTTCCGGGTGCGGGATGATTATCAACAGGTGTTACCGCGAGACTGGTCACATAAGCAGCAATTACAAATACCGCATTGGTGTCAAAATTTGCCGAGCCGGTGACAGTCAGTGTGGCACCGGAACTTACCGCGCTTGCATTCTGTTTGTACCATATTTCAGAGCCGGTGATTCCGTTTGCTGTGACGCCGCCGCCGCCTTTTGTATAGGAGTTGGTGCCGTCAGAAATGGATGATATGGCATGATTTCCGTCCACATTTCCCGTGCAAACAACGACGCCGGCTCCCCCAGGAATGGCTGCGACAGTCGTTAGGGTAATGGTGTTTAGCCCATTCCGGCTTGCAATGTTTGAGCCAAGAAGCGTATAGCCGCCGATGGTTCCGCTGACAATAGGATATGTCTTTCCGCTCCCCGGCCATCCCGCGAGAGAAACGCCAGCTAAGAGCAGCGTCGTAGCAATGCAAGCAGCGGCAAAAGACAGAACTAATTTATTGACCATTGCGAGCCCGTGTATGTCACGGCAATGCTCTGATAAGCCGTACCCATGACAAATGTGCCAGCTCCATCAATATTTCCGCTGTTCGGCGTGACCGTAATATTGTGCGCTGACGCCTGTCCGGTGCAGTCCTTTATCAGATAGGTCAATCCGGTCGCAGGAGTGGCGGGAAGATTGACCGTGATCGTGTTGCTGGTCGGATCGAGACATAGGAAATAGTCCGTCGTGGCCGACACCGTGACTGGAGACGTGCCGAGAGAGCGAATCTTGACCAAGAGCGAACCGCTGAATGTTGAGGTTCCACTATAGGTATTGTTACCGTTCAACAGCGGAATCGTTGCACCGGAAGTCCCGGTCACGACTGTAGGATTTGGATAAGTGCCGCTAAGCCCGCCGCCTGCCGCCGTGCTCGTAGTGATGATCGTCGAAGGCGCAACCGAGAACTGCGTGAAAGTCATCGCGTCCGTGTCAACAGTATTGACGGTCGAACTGATGACCCATTGCGTCGTGGCGTTGGCCGTGCCGTTGATGACCGGGATGGCGCCGGTCGAGTTGATGTCGGAGGGCTGGTCGTAATCGAGTGCGCGCGTCAATATCCAGGGTAGCACGGCGGCAACGCCCAACTGCGTGACTGTGTAAATGCCGTTGCGCGATGCGCCCAGGCCGCCTGATTCATTTTTGACCAATATGCGATCGTTGAGAACAGGCGTATAGCCATCAACTACCAGAACGGAATTTGTCCCTGATGTAATGAACGAGCCGATACCGGCATCGACATGAGTAAAAGTCGGAGTATTGGGCAGGACAGCATTGGTCGCCGCAGCAACCGCGACGGCCGGATTGACGGCAGCAATGGCGTTGGCAATGGCAGTCGTGACATAGGACGTTGTGGCGATCTTGGTCGAATTGTCGGAGACGGCTTGCGTCGGTGCAGTCGGCGAAGATAGCAGTGCGCAGTTGGTAACCAAACAGACAGCACCGGAGCCGGAAACACCGTTGCTGAGATCGGCCGCTGCAAGCGCCGCTGATACAAAGTTTGTTCCGTTGCCACGCAGCACATTCGCGGTTGTTGCCGCTCCATTTATTTGAATCCCTGTAACGACATTGATCGTACTGGCAAAGGTCGGCGCGGTGTCGAATACAAACTTTCCGGTCCCGATTGCTCCGGTTGAAGTCACGCCCTCAGCCGTAACATGCCCTGTCGTTCCCACTGCGAACTGATTGCTGGTGCCGATTTTGATGCTGTCTGCTCCCACAGACCATTTGTTTGTCAGCGTCACATTGCTGCCAGCGACGGGATCAGAAAAATAGGTGTTGAAATAGTTCGTGTAGGTCGTGACGCTTGAGGCAGCGATCGTGCTACCGGCAAACATATTCGTATCAGCAGTCGCGACTGTTCCGCTTGAGGTTGTATCAGTCAACGTAACGGGTGAAGCCTTGAAGCGGATGCCATTTGTCGTCCATGCAGCAGCGGAAATGTTGCCAGAACTTGTCAAGCTCGCGCCTGAAACTACAACCGCGCCATTGTGCGTTGTGCTGCCTGTCGTGCAGAGCACATCACCGCCGATGGTACATCCGCCGATTGCGAGCGAGGTTGCGGTAGCAGCGCCGAGAACAGGTGTTGTCAAAGTTGGCGACGATGCAAAAACAAAATTTCCGGTGCCCGTTGCACCCGTACTAGTCACCCCCTCGATCGTCGGGTGTCCCAAAATTGTCGGAGCGGTCTGCATCGCTACGACAGTGCCAGTGCCGGTGAGCGTATATTCGCCAAGCACTCCGGCATTGTCGTAAAGAATGCGAGTGGTCGTGCCGCTCGCGATGGTGGTAGTTCCGATAGCCAAAGAGGTCGCCGCACCTGCGGTAACACATTGCCAAGTTCCAGCAACTCGCTGGATCACATCGCCATTGGTTGTGCAGAATGCCCGGTCAAATAATGCCGTCAGGGTGGTATCGGTCGGCGTGCGTTGCACAGCCGACGCATTGCCCATGACATGCCCGGAACCTATCTGGCTCTGCGCCAGGGCGGGCACTGCAAAGACAGCGGTGGCAATAGCGGCAAGGATTAGTTTGCGGATCATGTGTACCACCCTCCGGCAAGCAAGGGAAAAAGCGTGCGCTTGCCGTAATTGGTGTCAATCAACGCAATGCCCGCTGTGATAGCTGCAGCAGGAGACAGGCCATCAATGGTTTCCGTTCCGCTCGGAACGAACGTGATATTGTTGATATTGGCATCGCCCTTGTAATCTTTTATCGTGAGCGGCACGCCGCCGCGAGAGGCAGAGGTTGGAAGAGCGATATTTGTTGCTTGTCCTACCGTCTTGTTCATGAGAATGGTGGTATCTCCCGCCAGAACCGTCACGTCGCCAGCCGCTGTTACAATACGATAGACGTTCGACGTTATGGCAATGAGAGTTGTAAGAGAAACCTGGAAATAGGTTTGCGCAATGCTGTCATAGATAAGCACAAAATCGGTCGGCAATTGAGTGGAAGTCGGAATTTGTATCCCGAATGAAGAAAACGAAAATCCGACTGTCCAGATGCCGTTTTTCTTGCTGATGGTAATCGGTCCTGTCCCGGTAACAAGCGCCGGGAACGGAACCGATGTGTTCACTCTGATTGAGGCAGGAAGAGTCATAGCGATACCCCACCCCACAAAGTTGGGAGCCGTCCTATAAAGAGCTGTCTCGTATCGATGCTGTTTGTTCCCGTCATGCTCGCGCCATAAGTGCCGCTGCGCAGCGTGCGGAATGTACTTTCAGGGATACGGATTTGCAGCGTGCCCATGTCCACCACAGTTATCTCGCCATTGGCCAAGCTCGCCTGCAAAATCGGCGCCTGTTCGGCCACACCGAAGTCATACCAGGAGATATAACCGAGACCCGGTTGCCAGTTCGGCGGCATCTTTCTGATCTCAAACTGATATGTCCATCCAATCTGACAGACGAGTGCGCCGTTCGATGGCGCGTAGCTCGTCACAAAGCCAGTCATGGTATTGAGGCCAGTCGGCGTGTCGCCAATCGTAATCGAATCGCCAGGAAGAATGCCAAGATTCAAGCCAACTGTAAGTGCAAGCGCGGATAGCTGCGCGCCGATCGGATAAACCGGAATGGTGATGGTCGTGGTAGAAGTCGTAACGATTGCGCCATCCGTGACCGTCCAAGCCGAACCAGTAAATGCCGCCATGTTGGCAGTTTGGCATTGATGCAGATTGATCGGCTCGAATGTGTCGTCGTCATAGAGCGCGATCGTTGCAAGGAAGTCTTCGCGATTGGAGAATTGCGGGAATAAGACGGGATTGATATACATAGCTCAAAGCTTCATATACCAAGAGCCGAGCATAAAAGGATTCATGACAATCGGATTCGTTTGGGTCACGCCACCATTGATAGAATCTGCAGGAAAGGTCGCACCAGTAGCATACACGTTCACCTGATTACCTGACGCATAAGGTTGCGCATTTACAGTTGAGCTGAGTGTGGTGGCGGACTGGATGCGCTGGCCGCTATTTGCAGTAGGAGTTTCATTTGGTAGATCGGACTTCGCAAGCGTAGTCGTTGAAGCGCCACCTGTCGCCGCAGGCGTTGTCACAGTATCGGCGCCCGATGTTACGGTTCCGGTGACCAGCCGGCCCGCAGCCGTCGATCCCATATCATCGAGGCCAACCGGAATACGTCCTCTCCAATCCGGCAAGGTAATGGTCTTGTTGGCGTTGAAATCAGCCAGCGCCGTTGCGCCGCGTCCCGTCGAAACCGGGCAATGTGCATTCGTGCAGTTCGTCCACAGATAAATAAACAGACTTTGTGTATCGGCATTGGCGCGGCTGGTAGCACCCGAAGAGCCGTTGCCAATCGTTAACCCATTGAGCTTCACCCAGCCGGTAAGCGTTTCTCCGGTCACCCGGAACTTGATATCGCCGGAGCTGGCGATCGTCGTCGGATCGATCGTGCCGCCGCCGCCGGTCGTTCCACCGGACGGCCCGATGACCAGCATGGACGGAATATCGAACTGGACAACGCCCGAGGCGTCTGTAAGCCGGGGATGGACCGTTCCATCCGCCAGGTAGAAGAACGGTAGCCGCCCATTGGCATCGCACTGGACGGGCCAGGGAAGGGCTTGAGTGAGGCTTGTATCCTGATAGGCCAGTTGCGGCGTGGCAACCGTGCCGGTGACGTAGGTATAGAGGTTGCAGCCGACGAGCGGTTGGCCGTTGGCGTTGAACTGTTGCGCTAGGGCAACAGGGATGGTGCCTGCTGCATGGACAGGCTGGATTGTTGCCGCAATCAGCGGGATAATCGCCGCGATGAGACCGCAACGTGCTTTCCTGATATATTTCGTAATTGTCTGGATCATCATTCCAGAAGCTCAGTTATGGCTGTGGCTGGGGTTGGGCCTGGGATGGTGCAGCGCCCTGCTGGACTATCCGAAGCACGTCATTGGGAGCGAGACCGAGATTGTGGGCGAGGTTCCTATTCGCCGCCACGAAAACACCAAGCCGGGTTGGTGTTGGAGCACCCAGGCTTACAGCCCGATATGCCTTAACCCATGCGCTCATTGCCGCAGCCTTAGCCGGCGATGCGAGGAAGCGTGTGAGGGCATAGGCGCCTAGCCCGCCCACGGCCGTAGCCGCGCCCGCCATTGGACTCACAACACCCATGGCAACGCCCGCGCCGACCTCGCCCGCTGTCTTTAGGATTTCAAACAGGATCAATGCGCCGGCGGTATTCGAGTGGTTGACGAATTTGTCGGCGTCCTTCAAATGCCTTCCGAGCTGTGCAACATCATCGATCCATTTTTGATGCTGTGGCGAGAACAGCACATTCTTGGCTTGTGGTGCCAGCTTGCCCCATTCGGTCACGAACTTTGACAGGCTGAAACCGTTCGCCGCGTTGCTGTGGCCGAGTTCGCGTAAGACCGTGCCGGATATGTGGGCGAAGTCGTCCGGCGCCATGCTGTTACGAAGCTGTCCGAGCAGGCGCGCATTGCCACCACGCTCACGTCCGGCAGATAGCAACCGCGCAATCGCGCCTTCGCCCTTGGCATTGAGAAGCTGCTGCAGAAGCTCGTTTTCGCGGATATGCTGGCCCGCGGTCAGCTCAGCGGTATTGAACAAGCTCTCAGCACGGTTGGGATCGGACGAAGCTTGCCGGACATTGTTGCGCATGTCCGCGGTCACGGCGCGACTGATGCGGTTGAAGTCTGCGGCGTTGTAGCCGGGATGCGGAACAAGGGGGTTGCCAGCTTCCCGCATATCCACGCGCAGCCGATGCACGCCATTAAAACCGCCGCCCTGATTGACGACATTCCATGCCTGCTCGAGCCCCTGGCGCGGATTTGCCCAGCCGGCGCGCTTACGGGCAAGCTCGACTTCCTGCAGGGCGCGTTTCGTGGCCGGCATATCAAACCGCTGATCGGGATTAATCTCGTTGCGCAAGGGACCATAGGCGTCGTCTATGCGGCTTTTGTTGTTGGCGATGACGTTCTCTATGGCTGGCCGAACGGACGCATCGGCGCCCGCCCTGTCGGCTGTAGGAGTCAATTCCTCAACGATATCGGTGATTTTGTCGCCGGCCGCCTTGACCGTCATTCCGGCGCGTTGCGTGATCTTTTGGCCCGCCCATGGTATTTGCCGTGCGGTCGAAGTCGTGGCTTGAACGAACGGACTATCGGAAGCAAGCCCGCGCGGAAGCGGAGCACCGAGATTGGCCGCGGTTTGTGCCGCCTGCTGACCTGCGGATAAAGCTTCTGGTGCCTGTCGAGAGATCGGCACGCCCATTGCGCCCACACCCGCCCTTGTGGCCGCAGGAAGCGGATTGGCGAAGGTTGCGAGTTGGGCTGAGCGCGCAATACCTTCTTCGCTCAGCGGATCGACCTCGCCCTTGTAAACCTCGCCGGGAAGCTTTGCTGCTTCCCATGCCGATTTCACCAATCGCGCCGGCCACGTATCGAGCAAGCCGAACGGCTTTTCCTTTGGCGGTTCCTTTGGACCCGTATATTCGCTGAATCCCGCATAGGGATCGCCTTGCGGAGCCGCCTCTGCCTTCTCCGGTTGATACTCGGTAAATCCGGCATACGGATCGGCCGGCTTCGGCTTCATGCCGACCGTAATACGCGGGCGCACTGGAGGTCGCCCGCTATCGAGCGAGGGCAAATTGACCGGCGGCAAGTCCGATGCGTTGCCCTGGCCAGGAACTATGGAATAAGTATCGGACATTTACATCTGCTGCTGCGGTTGGGCCACGGCCAAACCGGGCTGTGCGGGTTTCTGTCCTGGCGGATGCACGTAGCGCCCATCGTGCGTGCGGATCACATCGCTGTGCATGCTCGCTGCCCATTGCATGACGGCCTGCGGTCCCTTGGCCGCGATAGCATCGGGAACCTGCGGAGTTCCGACCAGATTCGGATTGGCAAGTTCGGCCGCGGTAAACAACGGATTTGCGCGCATCCATTTGGAAAGCTTTGCATCAAATCCCTCGTCCAGTATCGGATGGGATTGCAGATAATCGCGTGCCATTTCGGCTCGTTTGCTTGCGAGGTCGCCAATGCGCTGCTGCACTTCAACAAGAAAGCGATTGCCGCCGAGCGTTGTCGCGAGCTGCGGCGCGGCTTTCTCGACCTGGGAAACTTGCTGCGCAAACAACCGCCCGCTGCTTGAACCGGCTTCCATCATCTCGTTGCGTTGCTGATTGATTTGCCCGAGCACGGTGTTGGCCGTGACCTTCTGCAAGGCTTCCTGCAACTGCGCGGCTTTCTGATCCCCGAGCGCGGCCTTCACGCGATTAAAGTCCAAGCTCCATTGGCCGCCGATGCCGGAATACATGGTCGGATCATTGAGCAAAGATTTGGAGAGCGTTACATAAGGCCGCATGTCGGCTTCATATTGCGAGGCTTGCGCGTTGATGCCCTCGTAGGTTTTCATCGATCGCTTGATTTTCTCGGTCTGCAAAGCCTCTTGCGCCTTTAGCTGGACCGAGCCAGGACCGCGCTCAACAATATTCTTTCGAATATCTGCTGCCTGTTTAGCGAGGTCTTCCGCGCGCTTCTGATAGGACGCACCCGAGCCGGTCTTCATCAACTCCTGGCGGCGCGATGCCTCGTAATAACGCCGGGAGACTTCATCGAGGCGCTTGGCTTCCGCCTCGTTGTAGTTGGGCGGCAAGGTCGAAGCGCCCGCGTCCTCCGCAGGCGGTGGTGTTTGTTCATTTCCAGGTGAGCCGCGCGATTGGGTTGATTGCGGCCGAGAAGTCCGATAGGCTTGCAACTGCCGTTGCACGTTGGCTTGATGAGCGGGATCAGTCAGCGGCTCATTCGGATCGACGCCAAGCCGCCGCGCAATCGTGGTTGCAACCTTGCCCGCCTCTGTTTCAGGTACGCCCGCGGAGCCGACCATATCCATGACCGAGCCTTGCTTGTCGCCGCCCTCAGTCGTCGGAATACCGTGCGGCGGGATCGGAGCACGTTGCGGAGTTGCCGGTTGCTCCCCTCCCGCTTCCGGCGAGGGCTGCGCAAGCATCTGCTGCATTTGCAGCATGGGGATCATCTGCATGGCGGCCTGTCCACCACCAAGCTTTGCCATCGTGTCGGTGATGGCTTTTATATCGACATTGCCTTGCGCGTCCTTTGGCAAGCCTTCCTTGAAGGCGTTGCGCATGGCAAGCTGCGATTGCTGCTCCTGGCCCTTGTAATATTGGTTCGGGAGGTCTCCGATCCCCGATAGATCAACCAGCCGTCCGGCATAGCTTGCAGGCGATGGCCCACCGGGAAGGCTTACATTGTCCCAAGGTCCAGCCATTCATCACGCCGCGAAGATGTTGGAGAATAGAGAGGACACCGCATTACCAGCGCCCTGCATAGCATTCTGGCCACTTGGCGAGACGGCAAGCTTGCCGAGATTGCCGGCGAGGTTCCAGAAGTTCGAACCAGCCGTTGCCGGCGCCAGCGCGGCATTCGCATTCGCATTGCCGATCCCGGCCTGCGTGCCATAGCCGAGCCCTGCCTGCTGTCCGAGGTTTCCGGCAAGTGCCTGTCCCTGCCCTACGCGATTGGCATTCAATGCGCCGGCAAGCTGGCCTTCGGTGCTGGCGATCTGGCCGCCGGTGTTCTGAGCCATCTGCAAATAAGGTTGCAGGTTGCCGACGTAGTTCTGATAGTTCTGCTGCGCGAGCCCGGTCGTATAATCCGCAATAGCTTTGTCGGTGTTGCCTGAGTTGAGCGCACCCATCGCGGCCTGGTTGCGGTCAGTATTCTGAATGCCTTGCCCCAGCGTGAACTGGTATCCGGGCATGTTCTGTAATTGCGCAAGCGCGCTGGCATTACCGCCGGGACCACCAAGGCCGAGCAAGTTATTGAGCGCCCCAACGCCCTGTTGCGAGGTCGCGTAGTTCTGTTGCAATGGCGCAAGGCCCTGCGCATAGGAATTTTGAATGTCCTGGTAGCCCTGCCCATAACCGCTGCCGATCGCATTCGCGCCTTGATTGAGCAACGGCTGCGCAATGCCCTGGCCTGCCAGCAAGCCTTGCGTCTGTGCATTGGCCGCGTTCTGCTGCGGCTGCGTCGAGAACGGCGCCATCAAGTTATCGAATAAGCCGATGACACGTACTCCTTATGTGAGACGTATCTGCACGGCATTGGCCGTGCGGTAGAGTTGGCCGATCTTCACGCCGGCCGTTGCCGCTGCGGCATCATTGACAGCATTGATGAGCCCTGCCTGCCCCGCCGTAAACCCGCGTATGAGCTGATCCAGCGCCGCCATGTATTGCGCAAAGACCTGTGTCGGCATGCCCGTCTTTGGATCAATCCAAGCAAACGAAACCGGCGGCTGTGGGCCAACAAGCTGCGCCATCAGTATTCTCTCAGCTCGCTCGATTGCGTGGCGTCAATGAACGCACAGTAAACCGGGTCGCTGATATCCCAGCGCCAGCGATCACCGGCCGCGCCCGACAGCCCAGCATTCTTCACGCTGATGCGCGTTTTTGACTTCGCCTGCTGTCCTAAGCTGCGATACCAGGGATTGCCGAAAGTCAGTCCGTCATCGCGCGAGAGCGAAATGGCAACCGTTGGATTGACAACGTTCGGCACCGACTTTGTGTCCGTCACCGTGCCGCCCGAAGTCCAGGCATTTGCAAATACTGAGCCCAGAAGTTCGATGTGCGTGCTGTCCACCACATGCACATTCCAAGCGCCATTGGCTTCCGTTGTGCCGCCAACATTCGCGACAATGACCTGATCGCCTTCCACGATTGAAAATGTCGTTCCGACTAGCGTATTGACAGTCAGGCGCACAACGCCGTTCGTCCCGGCCGCCGCTCCCGTCACGTTGACAGCAAGCATATTCGATGCCTGCCCAACGCCGGTCACGAAATGAAAGTCAGCCCGCGCAATGCGCAGCCGATTGGGAAAGTCCACAACCGGGCCGCTTTCCATGCGGGAAAGCAGCGGCGAGCCGTTTTCCGTGAAGTTGTGCTCGTCCATGAACAGCAAGCTACCCGTCTGCGTATCGCCGCAAATCCATTTCCCGAATGCAGGATGACCATAAAGCGAGCGCCAGCGCGACGGTACGCGATCCTGCACCAGACTCATACGTTCTGACCATTTCTGCGTGTCGCAATTAAATTCCCACGTCCAAGTCGGAGACGAAATACACCAGAATTTGTGACCGTCCACGATGTAACAGCGCGCGTCGAGCAATGTCCCGGCCTGAATGGCGAGCGAAAGCAATCGATCGAGGTCCGGGGGTGAAATCTTTGTGGGTTGGAATTGTCCTGGCTGGAGTTGCCAAACGCCGTAGTCCTGTGCAACCCAAGTGAGGATCGAAAAGCCGTCCTCGAAGCCCGCAATGGCGTTCTCCTGGGCAAGCCCGTACTCAATGACAACCATGCGGGAATAAGGAAAGCCCGGAGCGGGCTGCGCCGTGTCCTGCCATATCTCCGTGCAGCTTGAACAGAACACAAACAGCAACCCGCCGAACGGAATAACCCGCATGAGAATGTCGGAAGACTTCGCCTGCACGCTTGTAAAGGTCAATGCGTTCATCGTAAGCGCGTTGAGTCCGGTGGCAAACACCCGCCGGTCTGCGATGCCGAAGAACAAATACCCGTCTTGAAAGCAGACGGCCTTAGGCTGGGGAAGTACGCCACTGCCGTTATAAGCAGTGACAGTGCCAGTATCGAGCTGATAAGCACCATTATCGAGATCAACAGCGATGACGTTCGGCGATGCGGCGTTGTTTCTGGCAATTTGAACGCCCTTGGTTCCTGGAAGATTGCCGGTCAGCGTTGTGATGGCGCCCGTGCTATCAACTGTGATGACATTGGCTCCCGCGCCGCCGAATACCTCATAGGCTTTTGTTGCAACCAGCGAACCGCCGCGATAGCCGGTCTGAGCCGTTGGGGTAAACAACGTGAGACCTGATGACCGCCGGTAGACAACCCGTTCCGGTCCCGTATCTCCGAGTGGTTCGGCAAACACGTTGATGAGCCGGCCGGCACTTTCTTGCGGTGAGCCGCCGGGAAAGCTACTTGTCGGGAACGGGATTTTGATCGCCTTGCCGAGCGGCATCTAAAACCCCCCAGGAGTGCCGGGAGCCGCGCTTTGATAGTCCTTTGGCAATGCCTGATTGGCATTTTGCAACGTCTGCAATTCCTGCAACAAAGATTGAATGCGCCGCGCTCGCGCATCTGTTGGAGCGGCAGCACGCGAGCGCGCGACGGCAGGCATTGACTTGTCCGTCTCGTCAATGCCCGCCATGCGAGGATCAGTATTAAGCGGCGTGCTCAAAGGACCGGAGCTTTCGGCCTTAGAGTCAGCCGGGATATACATTTGACCTTCGATCTGCATTCAAAAGTAATCGACCCTGAGAGTTTCATACGTCGGCCGCCCGCGCAAAATCTTATGCAGCGACATTGCAGCCGCGCCCGTACCGGGCGGAATGCCGAGCCCTTTGGCTGTGAGCTTTGCCATGTCGTCGGGCGACATGCCGAACTTGGGCGCGACCAGTTCCGCGACAATCGAAGTCAAATCGTCATACCAAGCACCGGGAATGTTGCCGCCCTGTGGTCCCGGCGAGCCGCGATCGGGGACAAAGACAAGCTCGATCGCTTCAAGCTTGCGGCAGATGCTTTCAATCTCAGAATCGACGTATTGGACATCTTCGAGGTCCGGCGGCTGGTTGCTGATAGCCACGCCGAGCTTTGCAAGCGCGCCCGTGATAAGATCAGACCGCGAGCGGGTCGGCTGCGAGCTCATGCCGCTTTCTTGAGTTCGAAGAACCGCGCATCGAAGAATGGACGTAGATAGCCAACAATTTCGCCGTCATCATGCACGCCGAGCTTTTCGCGTAAGTCCTTCTCAGCGTCCCAACGTTGCGCGAGTGCGGTATGGTTTTCTGCTCTTGAAAACCATTCCATCGCGAAACCTTTGTATTCGTCGGCTGTGCGAGGCACGCGCGGCCGTCCCGCCTTGCGCTGCGCCATCGACGGTGGCGGCTCCACGCCCTCGATGCGAAAATACGGATTGGCCTTTATCATGTCAAGAATCGGAACTCGCTTCTCGACCGCCTTGCTGCGCATCTCACCGGATGCTGCGTGCAAGTGCTTCTCGACAATAAGCTGCTCGACAGTTTCCTTTTCTGAAACCTCACGCGGCTCGCCGGCCCGAAATTCCAGACCCGCGAATGTCGTAATGATGGGATCGCCGTTTTCCTGCGGAACGTAAGTCACGCGCGCCATGGATGCTCCATTGTATTTGAGGAAACCGGCCGGTCCTGTCGGGGGAGGGGGACGAAAAGAACCGGCCGGCCAGCCGCCTGCGAAATCGGGGGATCGTGAACCGCAGGCGGTATTGCTTGCTTACTGGTCGTCGTCGGCAACGTAGGTGAACACAACGACAGCCTTGCCTGCCGTGGCAGCAGTGCCGGACTGGTAGTACTTCACCCACACATCCCAGCCGCCGGACGTGCCGGTCGTGGTCGTGGCACTTGTTACCGCCATGCCGAGACCGTTGGCTGTGGTCAGGCTTTGGTAGGTCGCGCTGGTGATGTCACAACGCGCCGTAGTTGCCGCAACACCGTTCACCCAATCGCCGACGCCGTTGACATTCGGCGCCACGTTCGTCGTTGCCATGCTCAGGAAGTTGTTACCACCGGCATTGAATGCCGTAATGACATGGCACTTGACCGACTCGACGAACGAGTTGGCCGGAACGGCACCGATCTTGATACCGTTCGTGATGTTGGCGTCGTTGTAGTTGAACGTGAAGCGGTAGTGCGTGGTGGTTTGCCACGGAACCCGCCGCACCGCGACGTTGGGCGGCACGACAAGCGCATAGGCCAGGCTCGACATTGCGACGAGGCCGGCCACGGAACCGAGAAGATATTTCCTCATGGTTGTGATCCTTTCCTCGTCTTACGTGTCGGACGGGGCGTAAGTGAACAACGTAAAGATGCCCCATTCCTTGTACTTTTGATCGAGACTGAGCTTGGCGATTTTCTTGAGCCCGTAGGCCATCTGCACACCAACGCCCCGAAAGAACTGATAATCATCTTCTTTCAGGAAAGTCGGCATCGGCATTCTGCCCCAGCACCAGGCCATTGCGCTCTGCCCGCACAGAAACATAGGCGCGACCTGAATGCCGCCGGTTCCCGCCGTGGTGTAGAAAGTCGGCAGGCGCACGGTGAGTTCGGGAATCTCGCGAATGATGAGACCCGAATAGAGCAGATCGCCGTCCTGGAACAACGGATTCTTTTCGAGCCCGTCGCCCTCACGCGGACGCGCGTAAGTGTTGGCGTTGATGATGGTCGTATCCGCCTGCAAGTCACGAAACTGATATGAGTTGACAAAGCAGACGAAATACTCACGACCGTTCTTCAACTTGTAGGGCCGGATGCGCGGGTTGGCGAGCTTGGCAAGGCGCTTGGCCTTGAGCAAGCCGGCCGCGGACGCGCCGTTGCTGGTCGTGATGTTGGCCATAGCAGTGGCAAACGTGGCCGAGTAGCTGCCGACCGAACCACCAACGAGCACGCGATCGGCGTTGTCACTCATCCATGTGTTGCGCTGAGCAGCGGTGGCACCGTCAAACAAAGCACCGTTGACGCGCTGGCCACCAGATGAGCCAAGGCCCGCCGGAGCCGTGGACGCAAGCGGGATTGCATAGAGTGCATCTACGATCTCGTCGCGTTGCAGCTCCTTGCCCCAATCCTCAAGCAACGGGCGAGCCTCGCCAAACAGGTCAATGCTTGACTTCTGCTCTTCGGATGCCGCGATCTTGACGGCGTTGCGCGCCCAATCAATCCAAGCGCGATCACCGTAGTTGTCGATGCTCTCTTCGTTGCCGACGAGAGTTCCGGTCGCAACCGGCTGATTTTTCAGGCGGGCAATGAGAGGAATGTTGATCTGCTCGCCGCCTTTCTTGAGGTCGTTGATGACCCGGATGATGGCTGTCGCTTCCGAGCCGATATACGGCGAGAAGAGATTTTGGCGGATGTATTCCCGCGTCATCTCCTTTCGGAAGACGATTAGTTTGTTGTTGGCTTGGATAGTCGTTCCTGCGACTGCCATGGCCAACTCCTTTCTTTTCAGCCGCTACCGGGTATCCGCCCGGTATTGGCTATCGAGTGGCGAAGTCGAAAACCGATCGCTCGCTCGGGTCGTACAGGTCAGGGTCTTCGACATGATGCGAAGAACCGGACGCTGCGTTGAGCGAAGGCAAGTTCGGAGTTCGACGGGGTGCTGAATACTCGCGGGCACCGTTTTGACGGGCCGATCCGCGTGCGCGCTCAACGGCTGCGGCGAGAAAGTCAGGATCGTTGAGACGTTCCTGCAATTTCTTTTCGAGCCAGGCGTTCGGATCGTTGCCGACTTCCTTGATGGTCGATTGCTGGGCATGCCAGGACATGAGAGCCCGCCCAGGATTGGGCGAATTCCATATCTTTGTGATCGATGGGCTATTGCCGAACTGCGCCCGCTCGGATTGCCCGAGGTTCTGCAATTCGCGATAGGCGGCCTGAAACTTCTCGCCATGCGCTTCGGCTGCATCTTGCAACGAAGCCTCGACATGGCGGAATTGTGCCGCCGCATTGGCCTGTTCGATCACATGCCGCCGGAAGCCTTCCGGGTCGGCAAACATGTCCGGCGGTTCGGCCGGCTTGGGTTGTTCGACTTGCTGAGTTGGACGCTGGCCGATGCCAGCCTTGAAAGCCTCGAATTCGGCCCTCAGAGCAGCTATTTCGGCATCTTTCGCTTCGCGTACTTCGCGCAAGCGACCAGATGGAACCATCCCCGGCCGTGAACGATCTTCGGCCGATGCAGCGGGAATTTCTTCTTGCTGCTCCGGCTGTTGCTCATCGCCGGCTTGGGCTTCGATTTCTTCCGTCTCGCCCGCTTCATCATCGGCTTCGCCCTCGTCGGTTTCTTCCTCAAGATGTTCGCCTTCGAGGCCGTCGCCCATGTCTTCAAGCGAGCGGTCGCCGTCATTGTCCAGTGGATCGGTGCCATTCGCATCGCGGAAGATTTCGTCTTCTGTGTCCGCAATGGCTTGCGCCAATCCGATATCCTCAGCAGTCACCGTCTGCGTTGCCACAGTTACTCTCCTTATCCGTATCGCTGGATTGCGTGATGCAGGCGGTGTCGCTGCCTGCGAGCGTGTGCCGCTCTATCGTGCGCGGCGAACGAACTCGTTCAAGTCTTTCAATCCGCGCAGAAGCGCCGGGTTGTGTGGGTCGTTGCGTAGCGCCTTCTCGATTGCCGCTATGGTCAATTCACTAATGCGATCGTCGCGGAACCGCATGAGCAAATAGGCCGGTGCCAGCCGCAGATTGCTATCGAGCGGGAAGACCTCCGTGGCCGCGTTAAGATGCTTTAGGATTGACCACAGCCCAAGTCTCGGGTTGACTGCGGCGGACCATTCGCTCTCGGCGTAGCACCACAATGAAGCGTAGCTCAGGACTGTTGCGAGCAGCATGGCCCGCAGCGAGAGCGAGAAGAAACGCGCTTGCCGGCATGAATAGCGGGAATCCCACCAGAGACAGCACCGCAAAAGCCACGAAAACCCTGCGCTCCGTTGCAGCCGCGCGTCTGAAAAGATGGATGGCAAGCCAGAAGGCCAAGACCGCGCCGATACCCAGCTCATAGGTCAGCTCAAGATAATCGTTGTGGGCATGTTCAGGACGGGACAACAGGAGATTCTGATGGTTGGCGTACAGTGGAAAAGTCGTCCAGAACGAACCGATACCACGCCCGAACGGTGTCAACCCGCTTAGCGTGTCGTTCCAGATATCCAGGCGCTCGAATGGCCTGTAACTGAATTTTCCGTACCAGAGCGCAACAGCGCACAGCAAAATGCAACTCGCCAGTGCGAGAAGTGCATATCCGCGGCGGCGGTTTTGCCACAAATATGTCAGTATAATCGCCGCGGCCGCCGCCACGGCCGCTCGCGAGCCAGAAAGAATCATTGACGGCCACGTCCCAATAACGATCCACCACGGTCCCTGCGTCATAAGCGCGGCGAGGATGAGGATCGCCGCTTCGCCGTTGAGTGTTGGGTTGAAGAACAGCCCGACACCATCAAACTCGATGAAACCAAGACGCTGCACGATAAGCACCACTGAATTCACGCACATTCCGGCACCAAAGCCGATATAGAGCGGTTTGAGGTCGGTCGAACGAAACCCGACAAGGAAAGCCAGCGCCAGAATGCAAAGCTTGATGAACGCTTGGGCCGCATCGACAAAGATTGGCGACCACAGAACTGAAACCGCACAGTAACCGAAAAACGCAAGCCCGAGCGCGTGGGCTCTAGTAAGGGAGGGCGGTGCCCGCTGCAAGCTGACGAGCACCGCCGAGCCTACGGCCACAATGCACCAGCGCGGAGCTAACGCCGCGCTGTTCCAGCCAGGCACATAGGCTATTGCCGCACATAATCCGAGAACTCCGATGGCGTATTCTCGCCCTCCTCGTCGTGCTCCAACGGCTCGCCCGGATACGCGCGCTTGATCTCTTTCCATTCGGGATCGATCCACCATAAGACGCCTTTGAGATCAGTGGCAAGCGTAGGGGAATCGAAAACCGTTCCCGGCTCGAACTCAGGCTGCTTTGGCTTTGCCATTCTTGCGCTCCTTTGCCTTGGCCGCCGCGGCTGCGGTGCGCTCGGCTTTCTTCACCGCAAATTCATGCACCCGGTCGCGCGCCTGCATTTCCATTTCCTGCAATCTCATTGCATGCTCTTGCCGCTTGAAGTCCATTTCCATTTGCAGCTCTTGTCGGCGGTTGTTGGCCTGCATGACCTCGATCAGCATTTTTTGCTGGTTCGCAACCGCATCCTGCCGGGCGTTGAATTTCTCGGCATCGGCCTTCTGATTGGCCGTCTGCACTTCCGCCTGAGCCTTTAACTGCTCGGCCTGCAACTTGACCTGTTCGGCCTGCACTTTCGGGTCCGGTTTCTGCTGCTGGCTGGCCTGTTGCAATACGCTCATGATGCGCTGCTTTGTGCTTTGCGGCGCCGGCATCAGCTCGATCTTGACAATGGGCGGGATGGTCGGATCGTCCTTCAAGAGCTGGTAGGCGTCCTGCATGATCGAAACCGCATCCGGCCCCTCGTCCATAATGATATCCACATCGAGCGCGCCCAAGTCGTTCACAATCGTAGGCCGCCCGTCCGGCCCGATGCCCACGCCGTTTAATTGAATGAACTGCTGCACTTGCTGGTCATCGGTCACGCGCAGCCATCGCTCCGAGGTCCAGAACTGCTGCACCGTGTTCCAGATAAATCGGTAGCAGCGGTGCTTCCAGGATCGATGGTAAAGTAAAAACTTGGACAATTCCGCCAATCCAGCGCGCTGCATAAGATCGATCGCAACTCCTGAATGCTCAGTGGGGTCTCCTGCGGCCAAAAGCGCAGGATTGACATTTGCAAAGCTGTCAATCTCATTCTTGGCCTCGTTCAAAAAGTCCAACTGATTTTTCAGGTCTATGGCGGACAGGTCGTCCGGCTTGATCTTGTCGGAATAGTTCGGGTTGATCTCCACCACACCGTCCGGTCGCGCCCATTCCCGCCGCATGGTTTCCACATCGTCAACCGCGCCCTTTTCCATGATGATGCGGCGCTGATTGGCAATGGCGAGGCCCTTGGATCGGCGCTGGTTTATTTCGTCTTGCGGGCCTTTGAGATTGCGCACAAATCCATAACGGTCGCCATCATGATCCACAGCGGCCGACCAAGCAATAAAACGAGACACACTGCGACCGTGCTCATCACGGAACGGCGACACACCTTGAGCAAGAACGAGATTGGCCACGTAGAAGCACCAATACCAGTTGTTCTTCTGCCGATACCAGTGTTCGACCATTCGGATGCGGCGCTCATTGGTGTAAACCCATTTGTATTCTTGATCCGAGTGCGTGGTCAGGTCGAAGCCCGAATCCATGCTGTCGCGAATGTCCTGCTCCTGGTCGGGGAACAACTCTATCGCGGCTTCGATGTCGAGCCACTTAGCAATGCCATGATAACGGGCGTCACTAAAATCGGGACGGCGAGAACGAGGATCGTAAAACCAATCTTCCCCGAAAAAGTAGTCAGCAGCAATATCAGGGTCACCGTGATCGCCTTCCGTCAGCTTGAACTCGATACCGCCGATACCTTCGATCGCGCACCGCTCCGTGCTGTTGTGCTCTAGTGTTTTCCAGTCGATGCTATCGAGCACAAATCGTATTGCCTGCGTAGCGACATCAGCGCCAGCAGCATTTCTTGGATTGCGCGGGAATGCTTTGGGATCAGCTCGCAACTTCTCAACAAGACCAACAATTCCATCGATCTTTCGATTTATTCGATTGTAGGTAACGACAGGTTGGCGGCGCTTTTTGAGCATGCGGATTTCTTCCGCCGTCCAGTGCGCCCCGTGGTAGTAGTGTCGGCCAACGCGGTGCTCCTCGATCTCAAGGATTTTCGCCTTGATGTAGTCAATATATTGCTGCTTGAGCCGGCTGACGGGAAGAAAACCACTTTCATCGCGCCCCCAATCGCCCTCACTGGGCGCATTCGTGACTTGGCGCCCAACCGTGCTGTCGCCGGAAATGTAACGCTCAAGCGCGCCGGGGCGGCGCAGATCAGGTTGCAGCATGGAAGGCATAAATCAGCAGTCCGCCAATGAAGAACAGCCCCAGCACCGTGCTCGCTCCGATCCAGATTTCTTCGTCCGTCGCATCGACGGGGAGATCAAACATTTTACTCCACAAATACTCTTCATCGTCATTCGCATTTCGCAAGTCTGATATATTCCTTGAGGAACATTCCTCCCGCGATGCAGGCGGCAGCAAAGAACATTCCCAAGAGGAACGAGATAGGATCGAAGATCATGAAACCGGCTTGTCGGCTTCCTTGTCCTTCACGCCGAGCAGTTCCTTGAGTTCCTTGAGTTCGATATGATTGCGCGGAACGTTGTGCTCAAGGCCGAACTCGTAAGCCGCAATCGCCAATTCGCACCGCTCTTGCTTGCTCAGCTCTTTCTCCGGCTCCGGCGGCTTGCGCTTGGATTGGACTTCAGCTTCCTTGCGCTTCCAGGTCTCGTAGTCGTCAAACGTATTGCCGACGCGCTTGGCCTGCTCGTAAACCTCTTTCGTATAAAGCTTCTCCACGTCCGCCATGGTCATTTCTCCTGTTGACTGTTTCCATCGAAAGGGAGGTTGGATAGTTGCCTAAGCGTGGCCTCGATAACGGCAACGTCTTTCTTTTGTTCGTCGAGAAAATCATTGCTGCGCTCGAAAATGGCCGGCGCTTCCTTGTCGATGGCGTCCAATCGATCCGAGAGCTTGTCGGCTTCCGCATCGAGCTTGGCCTTGGTTTTGGCGATACGTTCGGCAATGAATTGCAATTTGCTGGTCATAGTGATAAATTATTCTCCATCCTGACCGGGAGGCTGGTCCGTCGTACATAAGCCCACGACGGGGGCCGCAAGGCTCAGCCCGGTCAGGGTTTCCTAAAGTGTCTTAAACCCTTCCGGCATGTCGTCTTCCGGCGTGCGCCAGCCGTCGCGTGGCTCGTCTGGTTTGGGCGTGACCTTCAACCAGGGCCGCGACATGCAAGCATACCGCCAAGAATCGGCCGCATGATCTTCCGAGGTCGTATCGAGGTCTTCGGCTCTGTCGGGATCGTGCTGCAACACCGGAATGGTACGAATGCTGTCCCGGCACGTATCAAAACAGTAAATCAGCGGCCCACCAACGTCTCCGATGATGCGGGCTCGCATCTGGTCCCATCCGCCCATTGCTCCGCGGCGATCCCGGCCTGTAGTCGTTGCAACACGCGCGTTATCGGCAGGGCGAAAGGCTGTTCTCTTGGACTGTACAAGTACCAGGTTAATGCGCTCAGCAATGCTTGGACCTCCATCCTCGTTAAAGGCAGACGGGTCGAGAACTCCGTAGGCAATCTTACCGTCCGAGGTTTCACGTGAGATGATGCCATCGGCTACCTGCTCTGCTGTAAGCTTTCCTTTGCCGCCGCCGACGCCGTACCACTCCCGGTAACAGACCAAAGCGCCGCGAGGAAGCATGCGTGGATCGTTTGCCAGTCGGAAATCATCTTGGACAACAGCCCACCATTGGAATGAAAATGGGCTATAACTTCCCCAATCCCCAGAACGAAAACGCAACCAATCGGGCGGAATGGCAAACGGCGCGATGATGTTCTTTTCAGACCAGCAGTCAAAGAACGCTCCTTCGATCGCCGTCCAATCGCCCTCAAGCCATGCCTTAACAAGCTGCGGCGAGCCGACCATATGCAACCGACCGATGTAGCCGGGATCGTGGTCGATCAGTATTCGGTTGTCCGTAATCCGTGACGGAATCACGGCAACTCGATGCGTTTCCCCCGTAGGTAGCGATCGGCTAAGAATTCGAGGGCTGCGCGGAAATGGGTGAAGCTGAAAACGATCGCGTAGCCAGTGCTGGCCAGCACCGCCAGGATTAGCAGTAAGAACGAGCTGCACAGGCACGCCAGCAGAACTACGAAGCACGCCAAACAATCGATCAATAGGCGCAGGAGTCTCGTATTGGCCAGCCTCTTCAACCCAAGCGTCAGTAACATTTCGTCCCTGATATTCGTTGGCGTCGGCAATCGAATCGAGATAGGCGAAAGAAACCCGACCGCCGTTCGGCATGCGCCATTTGAGTTTTGATTCATTGAACTTGCCGCCAAGCGGAGCATAAATTTCTCTAGCTCTCTCGATTGCATCCTCGGCACTAACAGTTGTTCTTCGGAACATGACTGCATTGAAGTGCTGGCCATAACGCTTTTCCTTGATGGCCCATTTGCCGAGAACACCGTCCGTTTTGCCGCCGCCTCGAGCTCCACCGAAGAACACTTCCGTCAGGGGACAGTGAACGAACGCTTCCTGCGGCCCGCGCTGCGGATACCAGACGAGCTTAATGCGTCGTTTCGGCGGTGTATTCGTTGGCCCACTGGTCGGCTGTGGGCTCGCGTTCTGCAATTCCATAATTTGTTACGTTCATGTCGGATTCGATGGGCTGCGTGGGCTTGCCGTGGCCACGATCCATGATTGCAATGGCTGCATTAACTCGCGCTGCCGGCGGCGCTTTCGGGTCTTTGTGAATTCGAACCAGCGTTGCAAGCGCCTCTGGTGAATGGCCGCGTGCAAGTTCCTCTAACGCCTTGTCCTCAGCCGACTTTTGCTTTCGACCGCCGGGATTGCCGGATTGCCCTTTCTGCCAAGGCATTGCTTTTCCACTGCTGTCAGATTGCTTCTAGTCGGGAACAATATAGATCAGCCAGCACACGCCAATGACGATCAGCGCGGCGATGAGAATGTTTTCGGGAGCAAACCAGCGCCGATCGGTCAATGGCGAACGCCTGTCCCGAATAGAATACTCAAAAGCCTGATGAGTCCTTCCGAGAGCGTCCAGCCGGCGCCCATGAAAAAGCCGATCAGGAAGATGTAAAGGATTGCGATCAAACCACTAGGAGTAGGCATCAGAATTGCCTCCTACGTTTCCCCGCGTTCTGCACGGTCCAAGGCTGAATGGCCCGTGACGAGATTGTGCTTCTCGGCTGAGCGGGAGCTGATCTTGCCCATGAAGCGCGAGCGCGAATAAGCTGCGGGTTTGCGGTTCATTTTGTTGGCGCGTTTGTTTGCGGTGGCGATTGCTATGCCTTCGTCCACACCCTCACGAACCATTGCGGAAGCTTGCTTGGCAGCGGAAGCCGCGGCGTGACCGGAAAGCTTCTTATTGTGCTTGCTGGCGAATGATTTGGCGGTCCAAGGCATCAAATGTGCCGCTTACTTTGAGCTAATTGCCGCTTCCATTTTGGTTTTTGTCGCGAATGCTTGGCAGCGTTAATAGCATATCTCTTACGGTTTCTCCGTTGATTTGCCGTTTGATTCTTACCGGAAGGATTGAACATCTTTCGATGTTCCAGTTCCAACTCCGCAAGCAATTCAAGTTCGGTTTCCATCACATGTCATTCCGTTCCGTTCCGCTCGAGCGTCGCGCGAACTTCCCTTGCGTTCGGTGAACCTATCAGGATCAGCGTAAGATGCTTGCAGAAGATCGGGCGGCATATTGCGCTTCGGAGCTTTCTCGGCTTGCCTGATCGGTTCTTCGAGTGCGGCCTGATAAGTTCTCCACCGATCGCCTACCACCTCACGTTCGGCCTGTGTCGCGTATTTGTGCGCCTTGGCATAGTCAAAACCGTAAAGCCGGATCAGGACGCCCTCAGTTTTTTCGTGAATGGCGATGGTCTTGCGAGCTGCCTGCGGTGTGCGTGGATCGAAATAAACCGTTGTGCCTTGCTTGTCGGAGCCGGCGAGATATGGAATGTGAAACTCACTGTTTTCCTTGCGATATTTGGCGTAAGCTTGCTTGAATTTCGGTTCTGAGCGAATGCGAGCGAGTTCTTTGCGTTCCTTGGCTTCGATCGGATGCGGTGCGGAGTGGGAATGAGCGGCGGTCATGTCAGGTTTTTGGTGATGCTCATTTTCAGAACGGTTATGCGGCCGATGGCGTCTTGTCCGACCTGAAAGTTGATCTCGATGTTGTGCCCCTTGGCTTCGTTCATAACTTCCAAAACAGGTGGCAGGAGCTTTGCGAGGCGGTCAGAATAGTCCTTTGCACGGTCAGCGTCATTCGGGCCGGTTTTCAGAAGAGCAGGATCAGCCATAGCGGTTGTTTTCCCGGCTGCCGTAATATTCGCCCTTGATACCGGCTGGCCCGTTCGTGTCTGAGCCGCCGCTATTGCCGCGGTTCTTCTGCCGCGCGTTGCCCTTGCGGACCTCGCTGCCCCCAGGCCATCGCTTCCCGGTGCTTTCGTTGATCGCGTCACTTGTGGGCTGTCCGCCCTTGGCGCTGCGCAGCACGCTCGCCCCATGCCGGGGACCGCCCTTGCCGAGAACCTGGCCACCTACGCGCGCCGTTTTCTGTTGCGCGTGCGCGTTGATTTCGCTCGCTGAGACTTGGCCCCTCTTCGGCTCGTGCTCGTCAACGCGATTATTCTGATTGAAATTGACCATCTTGCCTTTCGGCCCCATCGAGGCCGAGCCTTTCATGCGGGTGAGACCCTTGTAGGCTTTGCCGGAGATCATGCCGCGCCGTAGCGCGTGCTCAGCGGAAATGGGCATCGGGTATCCTTTCCGAAATTATGACCTTGCGGGGCGGCGACCACAAATCGCTGATGAATGTGTCATCCGGCAACTTGCGGATATAACCGCGAGTTATCGCTTCTTGAACAATCCAAGGCGGCACGATCAAAGGCGACAAGCCGCCATGCGCAGCCTTGAAAGGACATGCGCTTGAGCGAGCTACTAACCCAGCTCGCGGCTGATTGCGGCCCGCGCGAAGCAGGGCGCTGCACAAATCAGTTGGCATGAATCATACCCTGATCGACGGCAACTGCAAGCTCTTTGAAAGAGCGCAATATTTGGTGGCGCCGGCGCCGATCAGTGGCCGTGGGCTTGAATATGAATTCGCCCGATGCCTCGCGTTCCTGCAATTTCACAATTTCTGTGGACGAAATGGCCTGCGGCTCGAAGTCGTGCGGTAATATCTCGCTCACCGTGGCGAGGTCGCGGATTTCCCCCAACCTGTTGAAATCCTCAAGGCAAATGAACAAATACCTTGGCAGTAGTGGCGTTTGGCGTTCGCGCCGCTGGCCGCGGATATGTCTTATTTTCGTGGCCAGCGGCAGGTAGGCCGGGATATTGCGAGCCTCGAGGTCCGCCAAGGCCCGGAATTCGCCGGCAACCGTGCTGTAAATGCAAAACCAGTTGGTCGTGGCTCGGCTCATCCTATCCCCCGCGGTAAATCAATTGCCTATCCCGCTCGAACGGCCCGATTGGCCTACCGTGCTTTTTCACCATTGCCTCGTAACTTTGCTGGACTGAGAATTTGGGGGACGGTAGGCGAGGAACCGCAATCAGGCCCGAATGCGAAGCTACCTTCATTCTGTGCGTTATCTCTGCCACACACGCTTCCACGATTTCCGCTGGCGCCGGAGGCCACTTGCATCGACGCTGAATTCCCGTTGTAGGGTCCGTCACGTAATGGACTATTTCCGGTTCGTACTGGCACAAAATCGCCGTTAGAGTCGCGATGAAGCCTTCCGGGTTCTGATAATCCGCCTTGCGATACGACGCCATCAGCAGGTTCACCCGGTCGAGAACCCATCGCTGCTCTGACTTTGGCAAAGGTTTCGGGGGTGATCGCTCCGCTGGAAGGTTGTCCGGGATGTGACTGAAATGTTCCATTTTTCCTCCGACGATGATTGAACGGGGAATCCTTCCAATTTTCCCAAGCGGCATTCCAGTTCGCATAGCGGCGATTGTGGGCAAGCGCGCTGTTTTTGAACTCGCGTAGCTCAGCAGGATCAAAATCAGATTCCGCCGGAATCCAGCTTTCAGACAATGGGGTCTTACTTACTTTCTTTCTCTCTTTTCTTATTTTCTTAGCTTCTATAGTAAGAGCCGTGTCCACCTTGTCTTCAATGTCCTCACAGTCCACCATGTCCAGTGGACGCAACCTTTGATTTCGTTTAATAATTCTCCATCGCTCGCGTTGTTCAGCGTCCGCTTCCTCCAATACTTTCAAAATTTGGGCGTCATTCAACCCAGCCGCCCGCATGGTCTTAATTGTCAACCTCATGCTGGTGCTCGCCACAAATCAAAAACGACGCGCTGTGCGCAGCTCCATGGCCGATGATAAATGTCCGCCCCACGAAATCGAAAAACTCGCCAGCCATTTGCAGTCGCAAATTCGTCTTTGGCTAAATCACGAGCTAATTGCTCTGGCGTATGATGAAAATCAGCGCCATCACATTCCACAACCGCAATAATTTTTGTGTCTTTTTCTACTGCAAAATCATAACGATATTGTCCGCTTTTGAATTGCGGAATGATCTTGAAACCCCAACGCTCTGCATGCTGACAAAGATGGGTTAGCAATAGACGTTCAATTGGACTTTCACATTCAAAATCTGTAATTTGCATCCAAGTTGAACCTGGAAGCTCTCGGCGTGCATCGTCTTGCACAGCCTGCCTCTCCCAACGATCCCATAGCTCGGAATTCACCAGTTCCAACCTTGCCTGGGTGCCGCCAGCGTGGCCGGCCGCAACACAGTCCGCGGACTGTCCGTTCCCGGCTGCTCGTTGACGCCTACGGCTAAATTCGGGTGCGCGGCGAGTAGTGCTTTCTTGAAAGCCTCGTCGCCCTGCACGCAGCGTTGATGCCATTCGGTGTCTTCGCCGGAGGACTGCGGCTCGGGCGTTTTCCAGAGACGAACGAAGGTCATGCGGATTGCTCCCCATTGCAGGAGATACGCAAAACGCCACCAAACCCGTACTGGACTACGTTTGTGGAATACCCTCAGAAGCCGCAAACGCGCCAGCGGCCGCGTTATTCTCGGAAACTGGCAGCTCAGCCAATACGCGCTCAACCAACGCAGCGGCGGCCCCCGCTCGGGGAATGCCTTTGGTTTCCCAGTCGTGAATTGTGGATTGATGGACGCCAAACCGCAACGCGAACTGTTCCTGCGTTTCCCCGATCCGGCGCCGGATGGCTTTTAGGTCAGTCATGACGCTACCATAAAATGTCTTGCACATTGATGTCAAGTGCTATATTGAAAGCACATGAGCCCTGATTGACACAAAATATATGTGCTTTCCGATCCTGTTTCGGGACTCATAAAGATCGGATGCTCCCGTGATCCGGCGGCACGTCGCACGGTACAAAGCCGTAAAATGTCTAGAAAATTGGATCTTGTCTATTGGCAAGAGGTAGATCGAGACTGATTTAGATTGGAAACAATGCTGCATCGCAAGCTAAAAACCTATCGAATTATTGGAGAATGGATGCAAATACCTATAAATACAGCTATTTTTGCCATTCGATCACTTTATGTAACAGGACGTTACATAAAGTGAATGGACTTACCATGAAATATGGATTAGACATAGTGCCATCGAACAAGGGAGCTGGAAATGACCTTCACCACCGACCTAATCCCGACGAACGGCATTTATATCACTGAAGCACAGTATCCGAACGGCTTCTATGTCGCCCGATATGACGCAGAGGGCTTTACCTCGCATCCGCGCTGGTTCCCGACACTGACGCAAGCCCGCACTTACGCGGAAACTCTGCGGGCCGTGCGATGAGCCGCCTGCTGTTAGCCGAAGTCCTCGCTAAGACCGATCTGGGCAATGAACTCCTTCCCCATATCAATCCCCGCCGCGGCGCGCAGGCACGCGATGTCGAAAACACGCTCGCGGTCGTGGAACTCAATTTCAATCTGTTCCGCCAGAACGTCACGGCACTCCTGCAAAACCTCAACGAGAACCTGACCATCGGCGCTCGCATTAACATCGACAGTTTCCTCGGCACCTTGGCCGACCTTCAATCCGACCTGACACATGACCTCATGGGCGTGGGAGACCAGATCGATGGCTAACGATCACACCATGATCCAGATGCACTCGGCCATGAACACCAAGGCCATTCTCGACGGCATCGAAGATCAGTGCCGGTTGGCCGGCGAGAGCGAAGCCAATTACCGGGTTGTTCAATACGACTTGGCCGACCTGCAACAGGCCGCAACCAAGCTCGACAAACTGATCCAGCATCTTTCGATGGGCCGATCAATAACACCGCCATTCCTCGGAACGGCATGGCTGCGGGCCGTGAAATGAAATACAGAGCCGTGAAGTGTTGTTGCGGACATCCGGTCTGCGAAGACTGGCACGTTTCATTTGTTGCCGATCTTCAAGGAGTAAAATTTACTAAAGAGCAGGCGGAAGCTATTGCCGAGCTTCTTAACAAAATGAAAACAGACAACAAATGACTGCTCATTCCTTCACCCGTTTTTCGATTGACCACTTATCGCCCTCAAGTCTCAACCTCTGGCGCTCGTCCCCCGGCCTGTGGAGCCTGAAATACATTGCCAAAGTATCAGACAAAGGCAACGCGGGCATGTGGCGTGGAACGGCGGTCGAGGATGGGTTGCGCCATCGGCTAATGGGTAGAAGTTCTACTGAGGCTCTTGCCGCTGCAATTCAATCCTTTGGCATAAATTCCAAAGATGCTGAATCTTCGGAAGAACTGCAAGCCGAGTTTGATCTAATCGAACCGATGTTAGAGCAGAGTGCAAAATGGCAACCGCCGGGACCGCTCAACGCCGTACAGATGAAATGCGAGTTCTTTTTCGATCCCGTGCCGATCCCGGTCATCGGTTATCTCGACTTTGCATTCGACGGCATCGACATCGATCTGAAAACCACCAAGGCCATTCCTTCAACGCCGCGCTTCGATCATATCTGCCAGCTCTCGCTTTATCGTGCGGCGCGCGGCCGTGCCGGCGGCGTGCTCTACGTCTCAGCCAAACGCTATGCCTATTACGACATTGACGACGAGGCAATGGAAATCGGGCTTGAGAGCTTGCGCGCCGCCGCGCTGAGCCTCAACAACTTCTTATCTAGGTGCGAGAGTAAGGAAGCTGTTCTGCGTTCGCTCCCTGTAGATTGGAACCACTGGCAGGCGCCGAAGACCAAAGTTCCTCTGAGCGAAATATTTTTGGCTGGATAGTGAGCCTATGCACTAAATACCGCCGGATGGGCCATAGGATCGTAGCCTTGAAGGCACAAACAAACTCACACCGCAAAGGAACCTGATATGAACATCAACGACATCTTTCCAAGCAAATATCTCAAGGCATCCGACCTCAAAGGCACCACGCCGACCGTCTGCATTTCCCGCTATGAAATGGAGCAGCTTGGCGATCAGAAAAAGCTCGTGCTCTACTTCCAGAACAAGCAGAAGGGCATGATCTGCAACCGCACGAACGCTGACCGTATCGCCTTCCTCTACTCGCCCGACACTGACAACTGGATCGGCAAAGAGATCACGATCTATGCCGACATGGTGTCGTTTCAGGGCAAGACCATGGAAGCCTTGCGCGTGCGCCCGCCTGCAAAGCGCAACGGCGGCGCTCCCAAGCCGCAGCGGATCGAGGCTCCGGCCGATTCCGGCTTTGATGACGAAATACCAGACTTCGGGGCGGAAGACATCCAATGAAACCCGCCGCCTTCCAGGCAACATTCACCGACTGGCGCCTTATCAAAGGCCGCAAGGTCGTGCAGTTAGTTTTCGAGGTTCCTGTGGAAGGCGCCGACGCCGCTTATCAAGCATTGGGCGGCATGCCCGATCCTGGCGCATCTGTTTGGTGCGCCATCGCCCGTTTACAAACAGAAGGGAAGGTGAGGCCGCAAGCAGAAGCCGAGACGAATGCAACTGCATTTACTGAAAAGCCCGCGCTTGAGGCCGCACCCCAGGCGCGGGCTGGTCGGCTCACAAAGCAGGCTGGCATTGCGTGCAGTGATCCACGCTTCTGGAAATTCCTTACCGAGAACGACATGCCGGTTGCTAATGAGCACGATGCCGCCGTGGCTGTCCGATTTATCTGTCACGTCGCGAGCCGCAAGGAACTCATTCCCCGCACAGAGGCCGGAGACGAATGGGAAAACCTGTTTGGACGTTATCTTGCTTGGCGCGAAGCACCGGAGTTTGCGGCCTAAATGTCACGCGGCGGGCACAATAAAAAAATTGGTCCATATCAGAAATATGGACGACTGCTTACATTGCGCCTAGCCGATGCGCAAAAATGGGAATGCAGTTGCGATTGCGGTAATAAGAAAATCGTTTGGGCTTCCAATCTTTTGTCTGGTCATACGCAGTCTTGCGGTTGTTTCAGAAGTGAAATCGTTCGTACCCATGATAAAAGTCGAACGCAAGAATACAAAGCCTGGACGAATATGTGGTCGCGCTGCACCACCCCAAGCAGTACCGGATTTCATAATTATGGAGGTCGCGCCATTCGCGTTTGTGAACGATGGTCAGACTTTAATAATTTTTTGACTGATATGGGGATGCGCCCATCGCCACGTCATTCTATTGATCGTATCGACGTAAACGGCAATTACGAGCCGACAAATTGCCGATGGGCTGAGGCTAAGCAACAAGGCAGAAATAGGCGACAACAGCATTACGTTACTATTCAAAATCGCCAAATGACATTGGCGGAAGCGGTCGAACAATCAGGGCTGAAATATAATACTGTTCTTTATCGTCTAAAACGCGGCTGGACTATTTCAAAGGCGCTTGGTCATGGGTAGAGCCGTGCCAGAATGGATTGGCAATCATCCTGATCAAGCGGTCCCGCCCAGGGTTCGTCTCAGAATTTTTGAGAAACACGGCGGAGTCTGTCACATATCTGGACGCAAAATACAGCCGGGAGACGCATGGGATTTAGACCATATAAAAGCACTCTGCCTTGGGGGAGAGCATCGCGAGACAAATATGGCGCCCGCTTTACGAGACAAGCATCGCCAAAAAACAAAGGACGATGCGGCAATCAAGGCTTACAATTACCGACGGCGGCTTGCGCATGCCGGGATCAAGCGGCGCAAGTCAAGACCAATACCGGGATCGCGCCAGAGCGCATGGAAAGTTACTTTTAATCACGGAACGGTACGGCGATGACACAGCAATATTTGTTGATAGCGAGCGCGATCTTCACGATCTGTGGAATGACCGTGCTGGTGTTCTGGCCGTGATGCCACACACTCCGCATGGGTAGGAAAACGATCCAATGCCAAAAATGAAATTTAACGTCACCAATCGCTTTTCCGGTGAGGTCCAATTCACTGCGAAGATCGAGTGCGACAAGGATGCGTCCATGTCCGTCAAGCTCGGCTTGGCAGTCAAATGGGCGGTTAAAAGCCGCGCGTACCTGAGCCGCGCGAACCTGAGCCGCGCGTACCTGAGCGGCGCGGACCTGAGCGGCGCGAACCTGAGCCGCGCGAACCTGAGCGGCGCGTACCTGAGCCGCGCGAACCTGAGCGGCGCGGACCTGAGCCGCGCGAACCTGAGCGGCGCGT